TTGCGGATATTCAAGTTGGCGACATGAACTCTCAAGCTCCAGTAGGCACGACACTAGCTCTTATGGAAAGATCCATGAAGGTTATGTCTGGCGTTCAGGCGCGTATGCATGCGGCAATGAAGAATGAACTTCGGATATTATCGCGTGTAATCCATGACTACATGCCAGAGGAATATGCTTATGAAATGGATGGTGAATTTAATCGTATCGAAGACTTCGATGGTCGCATTGATGTCATTCCCGTCTCCGATCCAAATGCAGCTACTATGGCGCAAAGGATTATGCAATATCAAGCGGCCCTTCAGTTGGCTCAACAAGCGCCTCAATTATACGATATGGGCAAATTACATCAGCAAATGCTGGAAGTCCTTGGTATCCCAAATGCAAGCGATATTATCAAGCTTCCCGCAGATATTCTCCCGCTCAATCCAGTGGGCGAAAACATGGCTATCCTCAAACAAGAGCCAGTAAAAGCCTTCCAATACCAAGATCACGAAGCGCATATCCAAGTGCATATGTCAGCAATGCAAGACCCCAAAATTCAACAGATTGTTGGGCAGTCTCCCTTTGCTGGTGCCATTCAGGCCGCAATGCAATCGCACATCACAGAGCATGTTGCGTTCCAGTACCGCAAAGAGATCGAAGCACAACTGGGTGTTCCGATGCCACCAGAAGACAAACCATTGCCAGACGATGTGGAAGAAGAGCTTTCGCGCCTTATGGCATCTGCTTCCAACAAACTTCTGCAAAAAGATCAAGCAGAGGCTGCACAGCAGCAAGCTCAACAAGAAGCTCAAGATCCTCTGAATATCATTCAGAAGAAAGAACTGCAGCTTAAAGAGCAAGAGCTTATGCATAAAATGGAAATGGATAAAGCCGAACTGCAGATTAAATCTAAAACATCTATGGGTAATATCGAACTACAACGTGAACGTATTAACTCAGAAGATCAAAGAGAAGCCGCTCGCATTAACGTGCGTGTTGCAGAAACAGAAGCAAACAACCAAAGACAAGCTATTGATGCAGCAATGAGCTTGGCGGAAAAGCTAGGACAATAAATGGGAGAAAGCATATTTTATGCTGTCCTTCGGGATATCGATGAAAAGAAAAGTTCTATTGAACTTTTTCTGGCTCAGGGTGGCGCAACCAGCCAAGAGCAATATTGGAAGACCGTAGGCGAATACAGTGCGTTGCAACGAATAGAGGGGGATTTAAAAGATTTAGAAGAAAGAGTTATTGATCAATAAAAAAAAATAAATTAATTTAACCAAATCGTGGACAATCCACGCAAGGCCCTGTGAGCCTAAATCACTGCAAGAGGTAGAAATGTATTCAGCAAACAAAATAGAAGACGAAGAGCTTACCGCTAAACTTCCAGAACCTGTAGGGTATAAGCTTTTAATCGCCATGCCCGAAATGAGCGAAAAGACCGAAGGCGGCGTTTTTGTGCCTGACGCTCTTAAAAAACAGGAAGAAACAGCATCTATTATTGGATATGTAATCAAAGCTGGCTCAGAAGCCTACTCAGATATTGATAAGTTCCCAAGCGGTCCATACTGCAAAGAGGGCGACTTTATCATTTTCCGATCATATTCAGGCACTCGTTTTAAAGTTATGGGGCGTGAGTTTCGCCTTATTAACGATGATACAGTAGAGGGTGTTGTAGAAGATCCACGGGGGTATAGCAGAGCATGAGTAATCAACCAAAAGAACATGAAGATGATTTCGATGATGATTTCGATACAGATGTAGAGGAAAATCTAGATCTTGAAGATTTTGATATTGAGATTGAAGACGATACTCCAGAAGAGGATCGTGGCCGTCCCCGCAGGGCAGAGGGCGAAGAGCCTGACATTCCTGACGATGAAGAGCTAAAGCAATACAGCAAGAACGCTGGGAAGAGAATTTCCAAGCTGAAAGCTGAATACCACGAAGAACGTCGTCAAAAAGAAGAATCGACAAGGCTTCGTGAAGAGGCGATTGATTACGCCAGAAAAATTAAAGAAGAGAATGATCGTCTTCGCAAGAACCTTGAAGAAGGTGAAGGCGTTCTAATGGGCCAAGCAAAGGCTCGCATCTCAGCAGAATTAAGCAGGGTTAAAGACGAATACAAGACAGCTATGGAAATGGGCGATACTGATGCTGTTATTACCGCTCAGGAAAAGCTGTTTAAGCTTCAGTCTGAAAACAGCAAGGTTGAAAACTGGGCACCACCTAAAAAGCAAGAAACTCCAGAATTTAAACCTACTCAAGCATACCGCGCTCCAGAACCTGATGCTCGTGCGAAAGAGTGGTCCGATAAAAATGCTTGGTTTAGTAGCAATAAATCCATGCAAAGATACGCTCTTTTGATCCATGAAGAACTTTCTGAAATGGGAATTGCGCCAAATCACGAAAAGTATTATAGTAAGATAGATGCTGCCATGAGGCGGCGTTATCCAGATGTGTTTGACGATGCTCCAGAGTCACGACCACAGCAACGTCAGATAAGCTCCGTGGTGGCCCCTACTTCAAGAGGGAAAAGTACATCACGCCAAGTGGTTAAGTTGACTAAGACGCAAGCGTCTCTCGCTAAGAGGCTTGGACTTTCTGAAAAAGATTATGCAGCGCAAGTATTAAAGGATATGAAGAATGGTTAATCGCACCCCACGTTCCCTTGAAACCCGTGAAACGGGCGAGCGCAAATCCTCGTGGAAACGGTCATCCATGTTACCAACACCCGATCCGCGAGATGGTATTTCCTTCCGCTGGATACGCACATCAACGCTTGGTAACGCAGACATGACCAACGTATCAAGACGCTTTCGCGAACACTACACGCCCGTGTTGGCCGCTGATCATCCAGAACTTCATATTTTATCCGACATTGATTCTCGTTTTAAAGACAATGTTGAGGTTGGAGGATTGCTACTATGCTCAATTCCAACAGAATTTGTGCAAGATAGGATCGAAGGACAGCTACAGACTGCACAAAATCAGTCAGATGCTGTTGACCGTAACTATATGCGCGAATCAGATCCCAGAATGCCAGTGCTTCGGCCTGAGCGTTCTTCAAAGACTTCGTTTGGCAGGTAACTTGAATAAGTTCGCATGAACTTTTTGGGAGCTTGCTGTAAACTTAAATCAATCGGAGGATGAGCAAATGGCTACTACTGCCGCTCCCTATGGCCTAAAGCCCGTTAAACGCGCTGATGGCATGGCCTACGCTGGGGCAACGTCCCAGTATCTAATCGATCCCGCAGGTGAGGCTACAAACCTTTTCTACGGTCAAGTTGTTCATATTGGTGCCGATGGTTACATCGCGCTATCGACAGCTACTGGTGCCGATGGCACAACTAACGCATTCCCAACTGGTACAACTTTGACTGGTTCTTTGGGCGTGTTTGTTGGCTGTGAATACACCAACTCTTCGGGTCAGCTCGTACAAGCTCAATATTACCCATCTGCCACTGCTGGTGGCGTAATTAAAGCCTACGTTGTAGACGATCCAAACGTATTGTTCCAAGTTCAAGCTGATGGTGCTATGGACCAATCAGACATTGGCGCAAATACGTTCTTCCCAGCCGCCCAATCTACATCTACTGGTAGTACCACAACAGGTAATTCCAATTCTGCTGTAGACGCAACGACTGTAACAACAACCGCTGCCTTCCGTATCGTGGCTGCTGTATCGCCTATTGGTGACGCATTCCCCGATCTGTTGGTAAAATTTAACCCCGGTTACAGCAGCGCTACAAACGCTGTTGGATTGTAAGGAGGGCTAACACATGGCAATTTCTCGCGCACAGGCCCTCAAGGAACTACTTCCCGGCCTAAATGCTTTATTCGGTCTTGAGTATGGTAAATACGAAAACGAGCATGAAGCAATCTACGAAACTGAATCTTCCGAGCGGTCGTTCGAGGAGGAGGTCAAACTTTCGGGCTTTGGACAAGCTCCAACTAAAGCTGAAGGTTCTGCGATTTCTTACGATAACGCACAAGAATCTTTCACTGCCCGCTACAACCACGAAACCGTTGCTATGGGCTTCGCCATTACTGAAGAAGCAATGGAAGATAACCTGTACGACTCGTTGTCGTCGCGTTACACAAAAGCTCTTGCTCGTGCAATGGCCTACACCAAACAAGTTAAAGCTGCTGCTTTGTTAAACACAGGCTTTGATACGTTCAACTCTGGTGATGGCGTAACACTGTTCAGCACTGCTCACCCAACTGTATCGGGTTCTACAAACGCTAACCGTCCCGGCGTTGATGCCGACTTGAACGAGACTTCTCTCGAGCAGGCCGTTATTGATATCGCAGGTTACGTTGATGAGCGCGGCTTGTTGATTGCAGCACGTCCACGTAAGTTGATTATCCCCGCTGCTTTGATGTTCGTTGCAACTCGCTTGCTTCAAACTGAAGGCCGTGTTGGTACAGCTGACAACGACTTGAACGCACTTCGTACAAACGGTTCGATCCCTGAAGGCTATGGCGTAAACCACTACCTGACAGACACAGATGCTTGGTTCTTGACAACCGACATTCCAAACGGAATGAAGCACTTTGTTCGTACAGCTATGGCTACCGGCATGGACGGCGACTTCGACACAGGCAACGTTCGCTACAAAGCACGTGAGCGTTACTCGTTCGGCGTATCCGACCCACTAGGTATCTACGGTTCGCAAGGCGCTTAATAAAATACCCTAGACGCTACAGGGTATATCTAAGGGGCTGCTTCGGTGGCCCCTTTCTTTTTGTTTTTAATGTGTGTATACTTCTTGCATCCCTGACAGCCGCATGGTGTGGCTGACACTTACCCCGACAGGAGACTCTCATGGGTACTACAACTTTTTCTGGGCCTATTAAGGCTGGAACAATTAAAGAAACAACTGGAACTACTTTAGGTGTAAATATTAAAAACACTGGTCAAGTCGTTATGGCTCAAACCACTGATTTTAGTACCGCAGGTGGCGCACAAACAGCCACTGTTACCGATATCGTAATCCCAGCCGCATCACAAATTATTGACATCGTTATTGATGTTCCTGTTGCTGTTGCAAACGCAACTTGCGTACTGAGCATTGGCGACACTGTTGGTGGCAACGCTACTTTTATAAACCAATTTTCAATTACTGCCGCTTCTGGTGCAGGTCGTAAATATCCTACTACTGAAGCAGGTGGAGCATTGGTTTGGGCAGACGTTGGTACTGAAAAACGTCTTACAGTAACCACTACTGGTGCTACTAATGCAGGAACAATTCGTTTCACTGTTCTGTACCAACAGGCTATTGACCTTTAAAATTTATGGTGGGGTTTAATCCCCACCTACAACTATAGGAGATAACTCATGGGTTACGATCTTCATGCCACTACATTGACTGCGTCTGGCTCCGTTGTAGCTATGCGTGGTCGTGTGAAAGCAATGACGTATCTTGCTACAGCAACA